CTTTTTGTCTTGTGGGATGGTGTGTGTTGTGTAGTGCGCGCGCAGCCTTGCGAGCACGCACGTAACACAACACACACCTCTTGTGTTTGTGTGTGTCTGCTTTAATGGTTTGTGTTGTGTGCCACCGTCACAATGTTTGTTGCCCCCACCACATACTGTTCGATGTTAACGATCATCATGTTCGTCATTGAACATTAATTACGTTACAACACATGTTCCCTAATTAGACACTGTCTACTCCTGTTAGACACTGTCTAATTCTAGTACTCTTTTAAGAGTATAGGTTGGGCCCAACACAGTGGCGAGCTCTTCGAAAACACCCTGCGGCGCTGACGCTCGCTTGCGTCGCTAGGGCTCCTCAGCGGCTGCGCCGCAGATCGTCTTCGACGATTCGTCTACTCGAGTGTAGCATACGGGACCAAATCCGTCTACCGAACCAATGCCATCACACGAACTGCGACATAGACTATCTGTTGCAATACCAACGAAAACTCTCCGGCACAGATCCTTGTTATAAGGTGAAAAGTGTGACAACACGCACCAACATTGTAGTAACACAAACGGGTGTTTTTACCCTAGAAAGCATGTTGCTAGCAAACAACCCACATGCGTGGAAAGTAAACGGGAGGTGAACAAAGTTAACTGAAAGTTAACGGAAGCTATGAAAGACAGGCGCGCATGGTGACCGGCACCACTCGCCCCCACCGCTCACCGCCTTTCACCCATCTAAGACGCACTGAGACCCAACTCCGTCGATCAGCCGCCGCAGCGCGACGTTGATCCGGCTCGCCGCCTCCTCCCCCTCGAGGTCCCTGATGTCGTTCGTGGACTCGGTGGCGAAGTCGCGCACCAGCTGGAAGCCTTCGTCGGGGTAGAGGTCGAACATGAAGAGTCGCAGCATCGCACGCAGATACTGGTCGGCGGCCTCCTCATTGTCTTCGACGTAGCGGAGCGTGAGGGCCATCATGGTCTCGGGCTCGAGCTTGAGTGAGATGCGCGGAGTGATTGGGGTATCCATGCCCATAGGATGACGTGGACGGGCGGCGGTGCAAGCCCGTGGGCACAGAAGCCGTTGAGACGCTAGTCACACGCGCTGAGGGTTGGCAGCACCCCCCCGCCCTTCTATAGTAGACACGTCACCGAAGGCCGGCACACGAAGAAAGAGAGGACAAGCGTAATGAGCAATACACCAGATGAGGGAGCGCTCGTCCGACACATGGACCTACGCAGGGTTGCGAAGCTGTCGGACGACGCTCCGTCCCAGCTCACAATTATGATCGAGCACATGGACGGCACGAACTACATGGTGAGCGTCGCCGACAAGAGAGGAACGCCCGAACATATGACGGCGCTGCTCGCCGTCGTCGGGCGTGGCGCTAACCTGATGTTCCGTGCCCTTGACGTTCTCCGTGCTATTGGATATGTGGACGTGCACCCTGTCGCACTACTCGGCAGAGAAATCGTCTTTGGTTTGGATCGTGTCTCGCTTGAGGTCGAGGTCATTGAGCACAGTGACGGCAATATCGACTGCGGTATTAGCGTTGCCGGCGTGAATGTGGAGAATGTTGAAGAGATTGGTGGCGTGTTGGAGGAGAATGGTATTGACGTCATCTAAGACGATGTGGCATCGGGGTGCCCCTCCTCGGGCTGGCATCGTGTCCTCCGTCTCGTGATCGTACTGGATGGAGGGCGCGGCCGTGTGTGCCCCATTATCCCGTCCGCCTTTCGTGGTGTTCTGCGGTGGTGGGCTGACGACGCCGGGACCAACACCCCGGAGTGTGGCTGACGTCTCACTTCGGTGGGTGGACGGGCGAGCGTCAGGGCCCTAGAGTTAAGTCCATCGGGAGCAGGACAGCAGCCCGTCAGACGGGGCGGGGCGCCCCACAACACAACCAAGACCATCACATGGAAAGAGGAAACACCATGAGCATGAGGCATGCGGCACCGAGGCGCACCAACGTTGCTACCCGCCGCCCTTTGAAGCGGAGCAGCGAAATCATCCTGGCCACCATCATCTACCTGACCGCATCGTGTCTTGCTGTGATCGGGACGCTCGGTGTCGTGGCGGCCATTTGGACCCTGTGGGGCGCGATCGGAGTACGGTAACCCCCCCGCTGTTCTGAACAACACAAACACGAAGAAATAGGAGAACGTACTCATGTTTTATGACACGCATTTCACCATGAACGTCACGAATTGGTCGCGGGGCGTTTGGTTGGACGGCACGACGCAGATAACAAACCAGGATGACATTCTTCTGTCCGATCGCATTCTCGCACTCCCGTTGAGGATGCTATCGGGCGGAGGTCGGTGAAGTCGCTCGCGCATTCTTCGCGATTTCACGTTTACACGGCACCGATAGGCGAGATGATGTTTGTTTCCGGTGAGGTCGCGTTGACCGGGGATAATATTGAGACTCTTAGCTGGGGGACCAATGTTGGTGTGGGCCGCACTGAGAACATTGCGGATATGGTGCAGGAAATGTTCGACCGTCTCGTTGTGGGCGCGTCGGTCATGGATGGTCTCGTTTCGGCGGCGGACGCTTCCGGTATTACTCTTGCGATGGCGGAGGATTCTGTTATTGTCGCCTATTTCAATGGTGAGATTATTGGGCAGATTGCTGTGGGCGCGGATGGGAGTGGCATTAAGCTCACCCCCAGCTGGCTGCGTTCTCCTGACCGGTCGGACGCCGTGGAGGAGGCGCAGGGGGGGTCTGTGCCCTAATTCGGTAGATTCTTGGCAGTGCGATCGTCTGACCCCCGCAATTCTGAGAAATGGAGGAGAGAATTATGTTGTGGTTTGAATGTGATAATCCCGACGAGGAGGGCGTCACCAATCTGGACGTTGAAATGGGGTTTATTCGAGAGAGTATGCCGCCCGCCACTTCCTACCACCATGATGATGCCGGCTTTACCGTCATGACCTGGGACACTAAGGCCGGCGTTATTGAAACGTACGTGTTTGATAATGGTAAGCCGACAGTGTGGTATTTCAGCGCGAAGACGACGGCGGCGGATGCTTGGTGGAGGAAAGTTGTCACTGTCGGTGAGAATACTGGGGCTGCGGCCAGATGGATTCGGAAACATGCCAAGCGTCAGGAGAGGAAGGAGGAGAGTGCCCGGTTGGTGAATGATTTCATTCTTTGCCTGGAAGAAATGCGGGGCAGTGAGAAGGGTTCGCCGACGTGGGAGTGTGCCCGGTCGGATGCGCGGGATAGTTTGGTTGATCTGTGTGATCTGGTGGATGTGCCGGCGGAGGAGGTGATTGGCTTCGATATTTAACCCACCCCCGTAATAAGCGGGGCAGTAGTATCCGTCACAATATTTGGGAAGAGAGAAGCATTACTATGGGCACAGTTTTCGAGACGGTTGTCACTCAGGCGGTTCGTGAGTGGAATAATGACGGGCGCCGCCACGAGTTCAACGTGCATGCGCCCGCCCGCAAGATTTACGACGGCGGCATCATCACTATCGGCAGCACTTGCCGTATTGTGGTCGCCGGCGACACTGTGAGGGCAAAGTCCATTAGGCGAAAGAGTACTACGATTTCGGTGGAGAGTGTTGGTGAGTTCGTCCACCGCGCTTTGACCGTTGCGGCGAACCGCGGGAAGGCGGCCGGCAAGTGAGTGGCTCCAGCATTGATAGGGCCGTATTCGCTTTTCTTGCTAGCTGCGTCGGCGATTTCGCCCAGTGGTCTCAGTGTACGTCGGTTAGCTTGCAGGGCCACAATGACGACGGTCGCCTTTCCGAGGTTATTTTCAAAGCACGGGCTACGAACCCCGTCGATAGGACCACTTTCAAGATTATTGTGATGAACAATAACGGTGAATGGCGGGTTCGTATCGTTCAGGTGTCGAATCATGTTCGGTTGGATGGGCGCGACGCTGACCGGGACCTCATCGTTCATGCCATGAATCGCTTCATGGAGCTGGCTGGCATGGTGGAAGGGTGGGAGTCATGATTGACGACGAGTTGTTCCCTATTGTGACTGAGTTCGTCATGGAGATGCTCAATGACCCGCACTGCAAGTCTATCCTGTTAGACGTCGGCGAGGATGCCAGGGCGGGCAGTGACCTGTCCGTACTCTACCTGGACGTCGTCGGGAAACGGTGCGGGTGCACTCTCTCCATTCTGGGGGGCGAGTATTCGGCGACCATTCGAAACTCTGTCACAAACAACACAATAACAATTGTAGAGAGAGGGAAAGAGGTATGGGAGCTTCTGGAACTGCTCGACGGAATCAAGACAAAACTGCGGGAGGACAAATGATCAAGCTATTCGACTGGGAGTTTCTGAAGCATGTCACCGAGGTGTGCAAGAATTACGCCAGCAAGGGCGGGAATGACTCGCTCGGCCTGGAAGTAAGCGCCTGGAACAACAGCATCCACATTGTTGTCGCGTCACTGGGGCACAGATTCATTTTCGAGGCTGATACTGTTCGCGGTTACAAGGCGACGATTTTCGAACAGACGAACCGTTACTGGGGCCCCGTGTTCGACGTCGGTTACACTTTCGACGGCGACGAGATTCGTGAGACTTTTAATAGTTTCCTTGCCCGTGTGGAGGTGGAGAACAATTGAGCGTTGAGAGGATCGCAGATTACGAGTTCCAGTCTCCGACGGGGAAAGTGCACTCCGATTGGTTTGCTGACAGGATTGTCGATTATTTGCAGTCCAGGTCGCCGGAGACGCCGCCACGTTTCTTGTGGACGACTTTTTTGACGATGGTGTCTGCCCCGTTGTCTGCGAGGACTCATTTGTCGGCGAACGCGCAGAGTGTGGTGCCGTTGACTTTGTACTCTCATTGTCTGGGGGCGTCCACTTTGTCGAGGAAGACTACGGCTCAGTCTTTGGTGCGTAGTTTTTTTGACGATTGCGTGGGCGCGTTCAGGTTGGATTCGTCAGCACATTTGGTGGCCGTGCAGGAGGTTGATTCGGCGCTCCACATGCTGTTCCGTCGCTTGGGATCCCTGGAGAGGAAGAGCGGGCGTGTCGATATTGACGAGTACCGGACGGAGCGGGACGATATCAATAATCGCATCACCGAGCTCGAGGCCGATCGTAAAGATTTGTTGAATACTATCGGCAATAGTTCGTACGAGCGGTCTCTGATGGCGAATGTTTTGTTCGGGTCGAACGTGACGGCTGAAGGCCTGAATTTGCGGATGGCGCAGCGGCCCGGTGGGGCGTCTATCATGTTTGTAGACGAACTGCAGAACATGTATTCCGCGTCGCAGGGTGAGGGTTATCGTAGCGGGCTGATCGGATTCCTGACCGATGTCTACTCGGGCAAAACTGTCGAGTCTGTGCGTGTTGGTGACGACGGTGTGAGACGGGCGGATAGTAGGAGGGTTCCTCATTCTCTTGCTTTCTGCGGTACCGGGATTCTCGGCGACGTAGTCGGTAAAATGTCACAGTCCCTGTTTGAGACGGGATGGGGGCCGCGCATTCTTTTCGCATTGGATGAGGAGGACCGTCTGTCTGATCCCTCGTCTTTCGGATGGGTCACCAACAATGACCGGAGCGCGCATGGTGGCGATGGTTTCGTTGAGCATGCTTCCGAATACATTTCAACGATGTTGGGTATGATGCAGCACGAATTTCGCGGTACTGTCACTTGTGCCACCGAGTTTTGGCCTGTCAACACACCGGCGACCATGACCGTGACCGAGTCGGCCCGGAATGTTTGGGTAGAAACGATGCGAGCATGGTCTAGGGAAGCGGCCCGCGAGTCGCCTTTCCAGCGTGCGGTGCAGGCGGTCATTGACCGCATGGGGAATCACATTATGCGTGTCGCCGCTATTCTGTCTCTTTTTGAGCAGCAGATGAGCGTGTCATTGTCCGCCGTGAGGAAAGCTTTCAGACTGGCCGCCGATTTCTGGCTGCCTGACGCGCTGAAAATGATTGATTATGTTTTTGTTCCGGATTTGACGCGTATGGTGGATGATTTCAGTAGCAATCCTCCGACCGAGACGCGCCTTTACCAGGTTTTGGAGGCGAAGAATCTGTCTCCTCGGAGTGTGGAGGAGTATCGGCAGTACATTCTTCGTCGGGGCGTGAAATTTCGCACTGAAGGCACCATTGTGGATAGTGATCTCGTGGAGGCGATTCTGCGGGATCAGATAGCGGAGCCATCGTACAGTGAGTGATGTTTTCGAGGTGCGTTTCCCTGTGATGGCAGCGGGCAATGTCCGTTCCGTCACAGGGTGGCGTGCCACTAACGTGAACCTCAACGATTTTGCTGCCCTTTGTGAGGCGCCCTCGAAATGCGAGAAGAATGATGCTCCCGCGTTTTTTGCCGGCATTCTTTCGGGGGGCAGACGGCAGAAGAGGAATTTTGTGTCCCGGTCGGCGATTGTTTTGGACGCGGATCATGGGTCGCGGAAAGATTTTGTCGGGGATCGTATGCGGGCGGCGAATCTTGCCGGTATTGTGTGGGAGACGGCGTCGTCATCCTTCCCGTCCCCGCGTTTCCGTGTCGTCCTGCCGTGCACTCGCAGCATGACCATGGGAGAAAGTGAGGCGATCGGTAGGACGTGTTTTAGCGTGTTGGGGCCGGCGTCTCAGTGGGATGGGTCGTGTGCTGAGGCGTCCCGAGCTTTTTTCCTGCCGTCGCATTGTCTTGGATTGAGGGTGCGTCATTGGCTTATTGAAGGCGCCCGTTTGAGTGTTGATAAGTGGCTGGAGAATATCGGGTATGAGGAGAAGAGCGATGGTGATGTTTCTTTGTCTTCTGTGCCTGATGGCGGCTATGGTGGGGTGATTGGCGAGTTTAACTCAAAATACGGGTTTAATGATCTTGTTGGTTTGTTTGGTTGGCCGTATGAGTCGGTGGGGAGGCGGTGGAGGTATACGCGTGGTGGGGATACTGCCCCGGGTGTGACGATGCTGGACAGTGGTCTGGTCTTCTCGCATCATGCGGATGATCCGCTCGCGGACGGAAGGGCGCACACGACTTTCGATTGCATGCGGCTGCTGGAGTGTGGTGGTGACGTAGGCATGGCTGTGGGGAGGGCGTTGTCTCTCCTCCACCTTGAGGCGTGAGCGCGGTCACGCTTCTGTGGGTTGACGAAGGCGTGCGCGGTCTGCCTATACTAGAGCCGTCGCCGAGGAACGGTGACACCGACGCGAAGAGAAAAGAGAAGAGATTATGGACACCATCGCTCGTCGCAGCACTCGGGACGACGTCATCATGTTCGACATCATCCCCACGCTTGACCAGGTGGACGACTACGACGTCGCTGGTATCGCCGACGATGTTATTGGACAGTTTTTCTCCTCCACTGGCACTCCCTACTATGTGGTGGCCGTTGATGAGGACGCCTACTGGGCTGCGGTGGAGCGTCACGCCATCGCCCACTGACCGCCACGATGAATCCCGTCCCGCTGACAATGGTGGGGCGGGGTTCCTCATATCGAAAAGGAAAAAACAAGGATGACATGCTTTGCACTCATGCTCACCATTTGCCTTCTAGTGATCGTTTGGACGAATTTCAATGACTAACATTCACCCCACCGGGGCGCAGGAAAGAGAAATCAACCGCACCGCCGCCACGATTCGAGATGGTGGTGGTGCTTTGCTTGCTTGGGAACCGGGCTGCGGCAAAACATACGGCGCCATCTGGGTCACACAGAAGCTCGGTGCGGCCAGGCGGGTTATTATTGTGTGTCCGAAGCGTGTCATTCCGTCATGGCAGGCCAGCGTCAAGACCATCACCGGCCAGGAAGCGAAAGTGCTGTCTCGCACTACCAAGGCGGGGCGCACCAACATTGAGGACATGTTGAACGGCGAGGATGGTTGGTGGGTTATTAATTTCGAGCTATTGGTTTCCCTGGGAAAGGCGGTAGAGGCGAAGAAATGGCCGTCCGTTTCTTTTTCGAAGAAATCGTTCGATATGGTGGTCGTGGACGAGGTTCACCGTATCGCGAATCATCGCACTCAGTCTTTCCGGGCCGTGAAGGCGTTGAAGTCGAGGCGTCGTCTTGGCCTGTCGGGTACGCCTGCCGGCAATAAACCTGTCAACATTTATGGTGTCCTCAAATTCTTGAACCCGAACAGTGTCGATCGTAGTTTTTATCGGTTTGCGGATGAGTTTTTTGTTTCCGAGTTCAATCCTTTTGCGGCGTCCCCGTATGCCAGGATTTATGGTGGTGAAAAGACTCCTGGCGCTCTCCGCGATTCCGTGGGTGACAATTGGTCTGCGATGCGGGGTAGTGAGGTTTTCGGTGATCTACCTCCTGTGAATGTTCAACGCGTCACTTGTGGAATGCGGCGTGAGCAGAAGAGGATGTATCGGGAGTTTGTGGATCATCGTTTGGCGGTTATGGATGGTGGGGCCAGTGTGGCCTCGTCTGCCGCCGTTCTGGACGGGCGTCTCAGGCAGATCACTCTCGGGCCGCTGAGAATCATGGGCGATAGTGTTGAGTTCGAGGAGCGAGGATCCTCGAAGATTGATGCCGTCCTCGACATTCTGTCTGATCTGCCGTCGGACGGGAAGGTTATTTTGTGGTGCCATTCACGTAAATTCATGGCGCCGTTGCGGAAACGGCTGGCCGATGACGGCTATCGGAGTGTTGAATTGTCCAGTGATTACCATGATGAGTGGCGACAGTTTTTGGAGCCGGATGGGCCGCGGGTTCTTTGTGTTGTCATTGCGGCCGCCGCTGAGGGGATCGACGGTTTGCAGAATGTTTGCAATACTGAGATTTGGTTGAGTGAGGATAATAGTGTGATTTTGAATTTGCAGGCGTCTGCTCGTTTGAATCGTAAGGGGCAAACAAAGAGAGTGAATCGTTTTCTTTTGCAGTGTGAGAATACTGTTGACGTGACGGCTGTGGAGCCTAGGTTGGCGGCGGGGTATGAGCGTCTGCGCGAGAGCGGCCTCATATGAGGTGTGATAGACGCCACGCCCACGAGGGTTGCGTGCACCACCACCACACGCCTACAGTAAATGCCATGAAGACAGAAACACACGGCGGCTCAGCCATTCGTCTAGTGCGACGTCGCATGACAGGCACCATCAGAAACATTCTCGTATCCGACGACAGTGAGTTGGTCGGTAGGAATTTCCTGATCGTCGCCCCAGTGAACGATGGACACTCAGACATTAATGTCATCCATGTCACGGCGGACAACATTAACATTGTGCGCGGCATGGCTACCAATAACAGTCTCGACGTTTATGAACTCACCACAGAGGAGGGGTGAAAAATATTATGCGCATCACACAGGGCACTACGATTGACGAAATCGCCGGCCGCACCATTATCTTGAAATGGCCGACACGGTTCGGTATCAAGACAATGCAACTGCACGTTCCCAACATTCGATCAGAGAATATCTGGCGGATCCAATGCTATGCGGCCGTCATTTCTACAGCAATCGAGGAGCGAGCCGGCCTCACAGCAACCATCGTCGAATAACACACACCATCCAATCAATATTTAGGGAAGAGAGAGCAAAAACACTAATGGGCGTCTACCTAGTGTGGGAATCGTCGCAGAAAGGCGACTACCGGGTCTACTCGAATCTCGAGCAAGCCGCAATGCGCGCCGAGGAACTCGACGGCACGGTCTACGAAATCATGCCGGCCGGCGACGCAAGATTATTCTTCATTGAAGATATCGTAAGCGGAGACATTGAAGTCCAACACGACGTCAGGCTCGCCGCTATCGCCGCAATTCAGGAAGGGGAGAAATTTGAATTTGAGCCCGGCCGCAGCACTAGCGGTAAGTAATGTTTTCGCCCCCACCGAACGCGACAAACAAACACGCATCGGCGTGAGCGAGATCGGGGACGATTGCGAGCGGTGCATTGCCGACAAACTCCTCGGAATCCCGCACGACATGAAGGATGTGGGCGCGCCGCTAGCACCGTTCCTCGGCACCGCATTTCACGCTTACGCGGAATCACGCACAAAAAATGACCCGAACGTTCTAGTGGAGCAGAGAGTAGAGGTGTGCGATCTTGAAGACTATGGGCGCATTTCTGGGAGTGTGGATCGTTTCGATATTGCGGCGGCGACGGTCCTAGACTGGAAGCTGCTCTCACGGAAAAAGATTTCCGCATTCCGGAAGAGCATTAAATGGGATAATGGTCTACCGCGTTTCGCCGATACGGCGGCGGGGAGTCAATTTCGTAAATACTATATTCAGATTATGCTTTACGGGTATGGTCTCACGCAGCTCGGACACGAGGTGGCTCACTGTTCTGTTGTTGCTCTCCCAAGGGACTGCAGCGTGGAGGTAGTGCCGGACAGTATCTGTGAGTTCTCTTTCCCGTGGCGGCAGGACGTTGCGCTCGCGACCCTGGAGAGACTCCAAAACATTTGGGAGAGAGCAAGGTCACATGGCGATGGCGTTGACAGTCTCCACTCGTCTCCTCTATGTTGGTACTGCTCGCATGAGCGTCACACACAAGCATTCAAAAACTACAATATCAACGGTTAGGAGGTGAAACATACTATGACTTTCGAGGATACTCTCACCCGTCTCGGAATGACGGTCGTAAACCCGGAGCAGAATAATCACTTCAATATGCTTATTCATGGTGTGAGCGGCGTCGGCAAAACATCGCTCGCAGCCACAGCATCACAGGTGGACGACATGTCGCCCGTCCTGTACGTTGATTTCGAATCCGGCACACTCCCGGTACGAGATTGGGGGAACTTGCAGAACATTACTGTCGTGCATTGCGACAAGTGGGTTGATTGTGCCAATCTTTGCGACAATATTGCACGCAATTTTGCGGAATTCCCCTACAAGACTGTAGTGTTCGACACGTTGGATAAGTGTCAGGAACTCATTCTCTCCCACTATGAGGCCGTGTCGAATGATACGTGGACGAAATGGCGAGCAGTGTACGATTCCCTGTTGAAGGCGATCAGCGTATTCCTGGACGCCCCCGACATTTCATTTATTGCCATCACACACTCAGCGCGCGAGAGCAATGAGGTCACTGGGGAAACGTTCATCGCCCCGTCCTTCGAGGGGCAGAAATCTGGGCAGCGCATCCCCGCCCTGTTCAATTTCGTCGGCTACATGGAATGGGCGAACGTAGACAATGGGGACGGGGAAGAAATCACCGTGCCAGTACTGTACACTCGCAAACCAAACGTTGTAACAAAGCAACAGACGCGCGGGTTCCCGCCAGCAATGGGGAACCCAAGCATGACCAAGATTCACAATTACATCACTAGCCACTAACCAAAACACACAGGAAGAGAGAAGACTATTATGGCTAAGATCACTGTTACCGCTGACCGTGGCGTCTCCGCTGAGACTATCGCTATCGCCGCCGACGCGATCAGGGAAGCACTCCGCAGCAAGCCCACCGACGGCGAGAACTGACCCCCGCAATTCTCTTACCCCATCTCATAGGAGCGCAATAATTATGGCAACTGGCTTCAACTTCGGAACCGACCTCTCATCACTGGAAGTCGCCACCGGCGGCGGCAATTTCGAGCCGCCCAAGCCCGGAAAGCACTCAGCATTCATTACCAAGGCCGAAATGACCACGTCCAAGAGCGGCAGGCCGATGCTCGTCACCGATTGGATGATCGACGGCGACGACGAGGACGCTGGAAAGGCCCTCACCGACCGCACAGTTTTCACTATCAACAAGAACGGAAAGACTTATATCCATTTCAATATTCCGAAGTATTTCAGCGCCGCTGGACTGTGGCCGGCCGACGCCAGGGAGCGGGCCGATCTTCTCTCACCACAGAAGATCGACACGACCGTGAAGAAAGTGTGCGAGAACCTGGAAGGCGCCCATGCAACACTGGTAACCCGGATGAGTAAGCCGCGTCCTCGTTTGGACGATTATGGTCGCCCCGCATACGAGCAGGACGCGAATGGAATCACGATCCTCGGTGAGGACGGTGCCCCGAAGCCCGCTTTCTGGCCTCCAAGGGCTGAGATTTCTTCCATTGATTTCGAGGCCAAGAAGAATTCTGCGACCGCATCGCCGGTAGTTTTCTGACACGCACGGTCGCATGGTTTGAATAGCGGGGGCAACAGTATTGCTGCCCCCGCTATTCAACCAAATAAGAGAAGAGAGAAAACACGAATGATGCAACCATCATACAAACTGTACAGGCTAGCCGCCAACCGGCTGGAACGGCTTCAAACAAGCGTCCCCAGTGGGGAGTTCCTTTTCCCTTCCGTGGACGCTGCCCTGGAATGGTGCTTCACCTACCTGGAGATTCCCGAGGACAAGAAATGGCGTTTCGTGCGCCCCGACATTACCAAGCCGATCGCCCCATGCAACCTTGACGTGGCACTAGATCACACGCCGGATATGCCGTACTTGCGCTACCATCGCAAAGCAAACGAGACGCTCATGCCGAGCCGTTCCTACAACGATATCCGTCTCAATATTTGGGCGTGGCGAGAGAAGAACGGTGTAGATAATTTTGAGTTCGACGGCATGACGTCAGCTATCGAATGGTGCTACAACGAATTCAACCCATCGGTTGTCTTCGAATGGAAGTTCGCGACCGAGAACGGAGTTTTCCGTCCCGGTGAAATCTCTATCATACGCACTAAGACGAGAAAGAAAGGTCGCGAACGTCGCATTCTCCATCCGGTCAAGCCCGTGAACAAAAACTTGACCGGGGAGGAACCGGAAATGGTGGGACGTCGTTTTCGACAGTGGGAGGTTACGTCCCCTGAGTACAGGTTCATGAGCGATCACCATAAGTATTTTCATATGCGTTGCGTGAATTGCGGGGAAAAGAGGTGGATTCGTGTCTCGCGTTTCAGCGGCGGCGAACCCGTGAATTGCCCGTGCACTAGTTCGTCGCTTCGCATGTACAAGGAACTACCGAAATGGCTTACCCCTTCACTCATGCGACGCATTTATGACCTGAAAAGATACATTCCGAAGGAAGACTTCCATTTCGATTCTCCGCAGGATTGTGCAATATGGTGCTATAAGAATTTGCCTTTCCCGGACGACCCGGATACGCCGTGGACTCTGAAAAAGAAGCGTGGCAAGCCGATGGCGCCGGACACGCTGTGGCTCAAGGTGGACGGAGTATGTTCGGACACGGTAAAAAATATTGCCACCGTGAACAAGTCGCGGCGAGGCTTGCGGAAACAAGAGAAGTGAGAATGGAATGATAGAGCGCGTGATGGCGGTCGATCCCGGCAAGTCAACAGGAATCGTCATCGGAGACTTCCACGACGACCGTGAATTCTCAATCATTCATGTTCAACAATTCAAATACGAGCATTGGACGGCCAGCGTCTATGACATTCTGGCCACACGAAATGAATTCGCCCCAGACATTGTCGTGTGCGAGCAATTTGATCTTCGACCGGGCAACAATTTTCTCGCAGACCTCACCCCAGTAAAAATCAACTCCGTACTGGAATGGGAGATCGGGGATATTGTCTGGCAGACTCCCGCAATGGCGAAAACTACGATGCCTGACCATGTTTTGAAGTCTCTTGGTTTTTGGCCCACCGGAGCCAGTGTGAGCCAGCCCGATGCGTACGACGCGCGTGATGCGGGGCGTCATTTTTTCCTGTGGGCGGTCACTAAACGCCACGATGAGGATGTGATCGCCCGCATCGTCGGAAACGACACGGAACGGAGATGAGTGTTTCACGTGAAACATGCCCGTGTTTCACGTGAAACACTACTGCCCCCTGCCGGACAAGCGGTAGGGGGCAGTAGTGTTCTATGAAAGGCGAAGGTCAGGCGACCTTGTCCTCGGTGGCCTCGCCCTCACCGGCAGCGTGACGGCCAGGAGTCACGGCGGGGTGAGTGTGATACGTGGCCAGCGCCAGAGTCAGAGCACCGACAATTTGAGTAACAGCGTCAGCGTACTGAGATGCCTGGTCCGCGGAAATAACATTGAAAGCGGCGAAAACACCGAGAACGGCGGTGAGCAGGGCATAAAGGGCCTTGCGAACCTCGGGAGTAAACATGTTTATGAATCACCTCATGGAATCCGGAATTTGAGGCTCAGTAGGAATTGAGTCCTCTTTATCAGATGGTATCAGAATTTTCAGTGACCTGCCCCAATCGAGGACAGTGTGTGCAAAAGAGACGGCCTCCCACCATTTCACTTCCGCCCGTCGGCGGCCGTCCTCCGCCATGTCTGCAGCTCTTTCGGCTGCTGCAAGACTGGTCTCCAGGGCAGTCACTCTCTCGGAAAGTGATCGGACGGTAATGTCCAGGATCGAAATTTGTTCCTGATCGCGCGCGTTTTTGCGTTGCGTGATGTTGGAGAATATTGTGCCTGTGAGGGCGGCCAGGGCGACCAGGGTGGCGTCGGAGAGGACATCATGCATGAAAGGGGCCATCGTCTATCTAATGTCCTCTTTATCGTAATTTTAACAGGGTTGCCAACACGTATTATATAACATTCCCCGCCTAACAATCGTCGTTGCTAGGCGGGGAATGTTATGTTTTAGTTACTTTCTATGGAATCCCGGATGATAGCCGACAGTCCGCATGAACCGTACGGTACGCACACTGGCCCAAAGAATGAGTGCACCAACACACCACAAAGAATCACGAGTCACATTCACAGCGCCATTGGTGAAATCATCATACACAATAAGTGCTGTGTTTGCCGTCACCATGACGGCCGCAAAAATAGTAGCAACATAAAGTGACTTAGTCACCCTAATTTTCACTTTCATTAGATGGATTGTATACCATCGCCCCCATGCTGATTCCTAGAGCATGTCGGGTTAATGCGTGTAGGAAAACATGGGGGCGATAGCATTCTCTTATTGCACCGTCGGAACGCGTAGGAAAATATTTGTGTATTAACCAATAAGCGGTACGAGGAGAGTATAGCACACAACAAAAGCAAGTCTCCGAACGTTCTTTCATTGACCGTCCGGAGACTTGCTCTATCACTGTCACAGGAGATCACGGAGAAGGAAGAGAGTGAAGCTCCCCGCATGTCGTACCCATCATGACACGATGCTCAGTATAATACTAGCCGAATATGCCGCGATAGAACACCAACATGTCGCGTCAGGAATTCTCCGCCGGAGCAGGAGACTCAGGAACAGGAGACTCCGCAGCACCATCATGCGCCTGCAAAGACGAAGGCGTCGACACGGCCTTACGAATCTCGTTCACAGCACCATAAATCGCGCCAGCCTCACGAACATTCTCCTGACCAGGAGTCACAGAATGCAGAATCTGATCCACAGACGCATGAATAGACTTAACCTCCTCGTAGGTCGCCTTAGCGTACCAATTCATGTCGCCCGCGAAATGGTCCCCAGCCTTTCCACTACGGAAAAGGTCACGAATCTCCCTGAGCAGATCAACGCCCTCACTCATATCCCAAAAATCCTCTCCGACGCCCCCGGAAGGGCGACCATAATCATACCAAGACTTGCAACGATTACTGAAAAGAATCCCATAAGACTCATACGCGTCATATGGATTTCCTGAATTATACCGCGACCCAACACGCTTCAACGCTTCATAAGAATCGCCTTCAGCGTTGATAAGGTCACGAAGAATGCGGCAGCCGACTTCGGCCGACTTCTCTGGCATCCACCATTCACGATCCGGGTCATCAAAGAAATAACCCGGATACGTGATCTGCAACGGCCCCACACCGTTCGAGTTTTCTCCGTCTCGAATTGCCGCAAGAAATTCGCGGAAATTCTCCTCGGTTACTTCCTCGCCGTGCGGGCCGGCGCCGCCGGCGTCGTGTCCGTAAATGTTTGCGCCGCGTTCGCCGGTTTCCATCCACAGGCATGCCAGGGCGGCCCACCACGGACAATTCTCCGCATCGGCGGCCCTGAGGACAGCCTCCTGAATTGAGGAAAGGCGGTATGATCCGGCAGACTCATGCCCGTTATCAGCGTCGGTCCGCTTTCCGAAACGGATGCACGTGGACCATGAGGCCGCGACAGTCATAGGGTGACTACTGTACCGGACTACATGTGTTTCGTAGCCGGTCTGGTCCCCCATCTGACCTTCCGAGATTTCACCATTCTCGTTAATCCACGCCTCAGCGAGGAGCGGGTCGCCTGCGTTGAATGAACCATCGTTTTCGCGCACGCACATTGCGACATGTCCGCCGTCTCCGGTAGTTTTCAGGACTAGGTCGCCGACCTGGAATCCACCTGACGGCGTGGACCCGTACCATGTGTCCCCAATGTCCATGAAACCGCGATTCGCGGCCAAAGAATTGAGAGTTTCGGTCCATGTTTCGCCGGTTCGCGGGAACATGATCGGGTCATCCCAGCCGGTTCCCCAAACATTGTGGAATGCAATATTGTAGGCGCCCGCTACGCCGCTACTGCAATCCATGTCGCCGGGGCCTGTTTTCCAGCCTGCGTCATTGCTGTTCCAGTAGCAGGTCCAGCGGTTGTCCTGGGCGTATCCGGTGCCCCCGTAGTCGCCTGTGGTGCACCAATATTTCATTTCCGACGCAGCGTATTCTGTGACGGAATCTGCCAATTTTGCACCGCCCTTCATATAGGTTTTCGGTGCTCATAATTTTATCATGAGCGCCTGGGTGTGTCTGTGGCATATATAGGTACGTGCGCGCGCGTATACCACACACGCCCAGTGTCTGTCAATACTCGCGCAACATTGGTTTTGTGGGATGGATCACCGTCGCGTAGGATTGACCCATGGCGCACGGGAGGACATGATTGAGTCATCGGCAGGGAGGGCAAGCTTCCAGCCGGGGATAGAGAGGACAAGACAATGACCACCACCGCCCAGAACGTCACCACCGACAAGGACATCGCCTACGCCGTCGGCACCGCTGCCGACGCTTGGGGCGACACAGACTACTGGGTGGACGAGACTAACGAGGTAATCGGCCTCATACGACGCACCACCGACGGCGGGCAGGCGCTCGGACTCCACGTGTGCGAGGACGTCGTCTCCTGGGGACTTTGGCAGTACGATTCCGATGGATTCACCGTCGTCCACGAAGGACTTTCCGCCCTGACCGATGAGACCATCGCCTACTTGGCCGATTGGTGGCTGGAGCACTGACACACACATAACGGTGGTGGCCTGTCACGGGCTAGACGGGCCACCACCCACCACCATCACACGCACATATTTTGAGAAGAGGATTACTATGGCACGCCGTCGCACCGGATACGGATCATGTAAAACTACAGGAGGAGCAGTATTCACCAATCTCAAGGGCACCAAGATTCACTTCCCCGCAAAGGGGTATGAGAAAGGCGAGAACGAATTCCGGGGCATCCCTGTTGAGCGAGTGGTCGCCGTCGCAATTCTCACTGGGGCCGACCTCGTACAGGCCATCCCCGTTCAGCGGCCCGCTCTCATCGGAAACGTTCGCAATGTTTTCATCCCCGAATGCGCCCACAATTCCTTCCTTGTGGTCTGCACCGAAGGAAACGTTTACAGAATCTTCGATATCACCGAGGAGGAATTCGGGAACGCCCGCAATCTGATCAATGATCTGCGCGGACTTCTCGGCGACCAGATCGAGTGGGTCAAATCATGAAATACCCAGCAATCCGGCGCATGGACGGACGTGAAGACGAAGTTCGTCACAAGACAATCGAGTTTCAGAAGCACAAAAGGAATCGAGCGAAGAGAATCAAGAGCACACGCCACGTTAAGCGCACGAACTTCAACTACGGTGACGGCTGGACTAGCCGTCTCATGACAGAACTGAACGGAAAGTGAGAAACAACTATTATGTCTACTTTTTCGAGCGCCCCGTCGGCCCCGACTCCCGCGCCGCCTCCGCCCGCGGCTAGTGCACCTACCCCTCCGCCGCCTCCGCCGCCCCGGCCTGCCCCGGCACCCCCCACATTGTCTGTGCCACTCAGTATGATGGCGCCCCCGCGCCCCACAAATCGTTTCATGGCATGGCTTCGTAGGCCGCGATCCACGGGTGAGGGTATGGCAATGGGTGCAGTCGCCCTCATCGTCAGTGTTATCGGACTGTCTCTGGCGTGGCGTGCTTTTTGGTGGCTTCAGGTGTTTTTCGCCTATTTCGCCACGGTCGGCACTCTCGGTAACTGAAATGGCGTGAAACGACTATGGACACGGTGTTTTTGAAGCCGGTTTGGCTATGCCTGCCGGACGGCAGTAAAGAGAGAATCATAGCACAAACCGGCGACGACAAATGGATTAGTTTCGATTCTATTCGTGACGACGTAGAGCGAAGACACTATTTCAAGTACAACGAGTATTCGATTACCCAGACAGAGGAAGGAGATTATGTGGTGTCACCTGTAGATGATGGGTGTGAGAAGATTTACTACCAGAATGGCGTGCATGAGTATGTTTCGAAAGTAGTGTTGCATGATGGCTTCTGGGAGGCGCACATTCGCCGCAATTCTTCCAGTAAATGGCGTATTGAATGTTGGAGTCGTCGTCGCATCTTTTTGGAGCATAAGCGCGATGGCTGGTATTGGTGGCAAATCGGCCCTAATTGGGCTTATGGCGACTATGAGGTGAAATTCGCAGGCGAACTAATTCGCCTCCAAGTCTCTGACGATTATGAAGTGCCCATCAAGAGAGCGGGTAGGTATTTTACTGGCGAATGGTGCATATGGTATGAGACCGAAGAAGGCGAAGAAAGATTCTTGTCTTTCGACGAGCGACTCCATGAGTTGACTCTCCGCGATAATGTTCTCCGCATCGCGATGAAGAATGATGAGTATGTCGAGGATAATGTTCATGAAAACGAGGTGACTCACCCGTTACATTACGCGCTCCTCGATCCTGAGCCCATTACTTTCATTTGCGACAAAGACTATCTGACCGGCAGTGCCCTGAAGTACATTTTCAGGGCGGGTCACAAGGATGGCGCTGACGAGAATGTTGATATGGGAAAGGCGGCGTGGTATCTGCGCGAACTCGTCAACGAGCAAGGTGGCCAGTCAGCGATCGCGATTCTGCGAAACGTCTACTGGGACACTATCGATAGACAGCTCACCCCAGAGGATCGTGCCAGGGAGGTTCGAGATCGGCTCACCGAGTTCACGTCAGCCATTTACCACGATCACCTTAACGACTATATTCCGGAAGTGTGAGTATTGTGGAGAATATTGTTAATATTGCTTTCGTTGATTTGGCGAAATGCGGTGAATTGTGGGGTGCGGCTGCGTTTATGCATGCCACCGACTGCAACTTCACTATCAGGAGTTATTCTATCGATCCGCCTGGCGCGATCCGTGGGCTTATGTGCACCGTTCAATTTGTTCAGGGAGTAACACTTGCTTTGCGTTCATGGCGGGAAGGGAGGTTCACTTTCACTAGGTGCACATATTCGGATGAAATAGGCGGGTATGTGCTCACTTACAGCAACTCATCGGACGATGGTGCGTACGTCTGCGCGATCATAGTGTCAGAGCGCGGTAGAAACATGGTAGGAATCATCCCGGGGGAGAAGCCTGCTCTCGCTCTCGAAGCCGAAGCAATTCTACGTGACAAAGGTTACACGGTCCATATGGTCGGGGAACCGAAGACGAAGGGCTACCGCAATGGCTACACTGAGTGATTTCACTCTCCGGCGCAGAATCGATTGGGGTGAACTCATCTCCGACTGGCGCAAACCGCTGTCCATTCAACCAGCGTCAGTGGAAGTGCGACTAGACGAGAACATTATCGCCTACCGTCATGGCGACGAGAATGTCACCATCGGTGAGAATGGTTACGAATTGTTGCCGGGTGAGTTTATTCTCGCGTCCACCCAGGAGAAAGTCAACGTGCCTGCCGATCTAGTGGCTAGGGTGGAAGGCAAGTCGTCGTGGGCGCGCCGAGGAATTCTCGTGCACGTGTCCGCGGGATACATTGATCCCGGATTCCAGGGAAACGTGACCCTAGAGATCGCTAACCTGCACTCCGCCAACCCCGCCCGCCTTTTTCCTGGGGATAGGATTGCGCAGATTGCTTTCGAGGATCTGGACAGGCCAGCCAGTATGCCGTACGGCACCAATGGCCTGGGGTCGCATTATCAGGGGCAGGTCGGTGTTACGCCGTCTGCTCGGGAGGTAGAATAATGGGCAAGATTGATCGCCGGGAAATCGCGTTGACGATTGTTAAGGAATCGCGGGACATGCTCCCGTCGCCCCGCATTTCTGACCGTGCCGGGGTAACCGTCATTGACTCTTCGTCGGGGAAGATCGAGGTCACCGACGACGGTGTCGTGGTGACGACGAAGCGCGGCGTCTCAGCAGGATGGACTCACAAAGAATCCTGTAGCCCGGAGCATTCTGCGATGCGTTGTAGTCTACTTTTGCGGAGCGCCTCATGACAGCAAATAACCCAATGGTAGAGATCGAGCACGAGATCAGCCTCACACAATTGTGGCTTCCGAAGCCCGACGTGTGTGACATTGACGAAGCGCACATGGTCGCTCATCTGAAGTGGCACAATCGCTACAAGGGTGGTAAAATTGACGTCACCGTAGAAAACAGCGATGGCGGCGTTACCAGTAAATGGACTATCTTGGGCTGGCCATTGAACGTTGTAGGTGTCGCCCATAAAACGAGTGGCGAGAGCACATGCAATCTTGCGCGCCATCTAGCGCGACAATGGACTACCGTAGAGTGTGACGCAATCGCCGCTCGCCAATTCCAGGAAATCAACAATACGATTAACTCGATCCTGAACTCGCCGTCGATCGACGTTCAGGATGATGCGCGTTCCGATCTCATGGGTGTGCTAGACGATATTGCTCGCGAGCACGGAGGAGACTATCAGCGCCTGGGACTATAGTCTTCCGTGTTTCACGTGAAACATTCCCCCTCACCGCAGAAATCGTGGTGAGGGGGAATGTTTCACGTGAAACACTCAGGCGCCAGGCTGCGGTGTCGGAGTCGCCTTCGCCTCCAACGCGGCAACACGCTCCGCCAGGCCGAGGTAGCCGCCATGCCAAGCGACCACGCGCTCCATGATCCAATCCGACGGAGGATTCTGATAAGGGTTCTTCTCGGGCACCCACTGGCCGCCCTCACCCTGCACCAACTCACCGTCGGTCACATACAAATGTGAAACACCGAACGACGCGGCACGGTCGATCACCTGCCGGAAGTTCTCTTTCGTAACACCGTGAATAACATGCCACCACCGGGTAGACGGCTGCGCACGCATCACATCATTCGCAATCGGGTTATTAGGGTCGTCCGTCAAATACTTGGCGGCAGTGTTCTCGTAACTCATGCACACGTTGAAATCGAGTGCGCACACGGCCTCGGCAATGTTGCTGCCAGGGTTGATAGCGATTGTGAAATTCTTGCCGTAGGTGCGTCGAATTTCGCCGATGAGGTCGCCGTACCAGCCGACCCGTCCGGACTGTGCGCCCCAGCCGTTAATTACCTCATCCAAGAATACGCCCTGGAAAAGACCATCATACTGGGAGCGCAGGTTGGCGCACAGTTGCATAATGTATTCGCGTGTGAACTTGTCCGGATCCGGTACGCCATTCCTGGCGGCGTCGTCATTGGCGAGCGATGCGACGCCGTAGCGGGTAGGAATGTACCAAAGGATCCTCTTTGCGCCGGCCGCCTGGGCGCGCTGTGCCTGGGTGAGAAAATCATTGTCTTTGGCGGACCAATCACCCGTGGAACGATTCATGATCACATAGCCGAGCGCATTCCCGTAGGCTAGTGTTTTGGCCCACTTTGAGACCTTTCCGGCCTGGCCCTCATTGTAGAAATCGGGCCAAAAGTACGTGACGGGGGAGTAGTAGTGTCCGCCGACCGTGAAAGGCGAGATCGAGGAGAACAACGGGGCGATCAGCTTATCGACGCCGGCCTTAGTGTACCCAGTAACGTTTGCCATTATGTTTTCTCACTCTCCGTAAGTCCAGGTAAGACCATCATCACTGACGGTGATCTTGCCGGTATTGCCCTGGCCGCCGCCGCCAGGATTGCCAGGATCGGGAGCACTGCCGCCATTCCATGCGGACAGTGATGTCACCTGCACGTCACCTGAGGCTGGAAGTTCTGCCCCGCGGACTTCACGTGCCCAAACTCCGGCGACGTTCAGGACGATTGCCCATCGTCCACCGTGGCTGGCGTCTACCTCCACCTCGATCCTGCCCTTGTCGTCGGCGTCGCCGCGCACGGGAGCAGGGACTGTCGTAATATTGTCGGACGTGTACACGGTTTCGGGGCGTACGCTCATTGTTGCGTTGACTGTCTTGCCGGCCGCATTCACAACCGTAGCTATGACCTTAGTCATATTGTTATCACCTTTCCTGACAGTAGTGAACTATATTTGTCGATTACAGGTCAACGCGAGTCGCACCAAGAGTAGCCACCGTAAACACGGTGCCAGGGAACACGCCGCCATCGTAATGCCAGTACGGGTCCGCACCATAACTACCCGCCGTAGTATAAGCAACCCTGTGAGAACCGGCCTCTACGGAAAGGCGCCACTGCATATGGTGCGTCATAAACGTACGATTGTACTGAATCTCGGTCTGCCAAATACCCCGATTGTCAAGCTTGAACCCGAAGAAATATGAGCCGACCGCCTTATCCTTCTCCTCCTCGGAATGATAGTCCTCGTGCGCAATGCTCACGCACACGTCAAGCGAAAACTCCATGAGGCTCTTGATCGGCAGAGTAACGATACCGTCGCCCCACGTGTAAGTGGCATGATCCGAGGTCGGACGTCCGCGGCCGTTCGTGTTATCACGGTGCCTGTAAAGCACACCACTGAACGAGTTCGCAGGGTTAATGTTGAATGCCCCGTCGCCAGCCTTGGATCCGTCGGCAGTGTACAGAATGTCGTCAATGATGAAAACAGCGGGACGCGCTTTCGATACCGCCCCAGACGGTGCTGCCGCAAGCATGACCCGTGCGGCCGCTACGGACGCCGCCGGCATAACCCTACCGGCGGAATCATCATAAGCGTCCCAGGCCTCAATGAGATTATCGTCTACTGTGGGGACGACGCCGCCGGTCCACCTAGTGTTAGGCATATTGTTTTCTCCTAAAAATATTGTTGCGCAATCTTCAGTAGGTGAGCCAGCTAACCGTCATCTCGCCCCAATCCATAATTGTACCCTCGTCAATATTCTGATACGTATAAAGCGCAATCCTATCCCCGACATTCAGACGCCTAACGCCAGTCACCTGTAACGCGGTCCACAGGCCATGGTTCAGCGCAGCGTACATGTAAACGCCGTGCTCAACATCATTGGGGCGGGCAACCCTTGTCCCACCAACATATCCGGCCCATGATGACCGGTACCATGTTGTGCCGTCTAGACGATAAAGACCACTCTGCGGAATAATGATTTCTACCCCGTCTACCTGCATTCCGCCACGAACAATCTTCTCCTGCGACCCAACCGGAACCTCCGTCCACTTATCTTTCACAGTCCACAAGTGCGCGTTGTTTGTTGCCATGTGGGCGAAAGGCGGCTCTGTGAAAGTACGCCAAGACGAGGAATGAGGCGCAGGTGACCCGGGCGGATCATAGGACACACCATTCGTGTCCATGATGAGCTCGCCGCCCTGACGGTCGGTGATCTGTATTTTCGCCACGCCCTCATCGTCGCGGAAAATATGCAGACCGGAGGAACGGCTCATTTTCCATGACACGTACATGGAATAAATGATTCCGAGCTGCATTCCCGGCGTGAAAACATCGTTCGTGCGGGCACTGATGTAGAAGGGAGTGTCTGTGTCTTGGATCCACGCGCCGTCGGGGAGCGTGAAATCGAATCTTATTTTCTGTCCGGCCGTCGCCTGTTCGTCAACAGAAATAATTCTATTCTTACCGATGTTGATTGTGAGGATTGCGCGGCCGTTCCATGACGGGGTGAAAAGAATATACCCCTCGACCTTGCCGACACCCTCACCGGCAATGCCATATGTTTTTGGTTTCGCAACAGCAATGTCGTAGATTGCCATCTGCGCACCATCGTTGCGATTAGGGCGGTCCCTGTCTGTCAGAACAAACCGCGTGCCACCCTCCATTTCCTCGACGGTCGCGATTTTGGGGGACCAGATAGACTCCCAGAACTCATATTCGCTGCCGAGGCCGAATCGAATATTCTTCTCGCCGGACGTCGGCTCGGTATCGACGAGTGAAAGTTCACCACCGATAAGTCTGTTACCGATGAGGTCGCCGGTGACTTTTGCCGCGTTGAATGTGGCATTTCCGGCGGTCAGCATTTCCGTAGTGACGGACGCGAACGCCGCAATTTTCGCCCACAATTCCCCAGACGCATAGATGTTACGGGCGGACACAGAACCATCGGCCAGTGAAACGTTGCCCACGGATGAGGGGACGAGAATGCTGCCGGCGACCATTGTCCTGGTCACCCACTGTGTGCCATCCCAGATACGCACGTCAGTAATGTGCCCCGCATTGTCGGTGACATACCAAATTAACCCTGTGACGGGATTCTCGGGTGCGGTCTGGGCCACTACGGGCGGGCGGTTCGCTTCTGCAATCTGGACAGCTTTTTCAGCGTCTTTCGCCGCTTTGTTCGCGGCACCTTCGGCTTTGTTTGCGCGGTCTCGAATCGCGTCGGCTTCCTTGAAAGCGCGTTCGGCGTCTTTTGCGGCCTGGCTGAGAATTTTGCCAGTGTGCCCGAGATTCTCGACTTTCGCCCCGGAAGGCGGCTCGGCGATAGGGTCACTGATCTTGACTACGCGGCCGGACGAATCAATGATGACGAGTACGCGGGCGCCTATCCACGTGGCAATCCCATCGGATTCGCCGACAGCATGAGAGGTCGGATTACTGTAGGGGATTCCTACTTCTACCCAGCCGGACGGGAGCGTACTGTCGGTTGCGGACGTGCCGGTGATTTTCCCGTACGTCCATGATACTGAGGATTGCTGAACAATAACATTGTTATTGTTACGGCCGCCACCGTTTCGCGGCGCCGTATCAAGCAATAGTGACGGTCTAACCATGATGCCCGCTATTCTCCCAGTACCTCTATGTCTACCCTCATTGTAGCGGACGGATTAGACAAAGGAAGACTATAGGCCGTAACACGACCTGCAATATGCTCACCCTGCTCGGTAATCGCACCCACAATATCCCCGACCTCGATACGGGCGTCCGGAATAATCGTCAAAGAACGGGCAGATCGGGCAGAGATATCCTGAATCATGTACGTGTCCGCAGCCTCGGATACTTCTCTCGCCGAGCTAGCAGCGCTGAATTCCTTGTGCGACGTAACCCAACCATAACCGCTTGGTTCGTATGGCGGGTCAGTGATTTCACGTTCCGCCGTCCATCGTTCCTCTTGCTCGCCCTGAGCCCGCTGTTGCTTGCTGCCGGTAACGTACCAACGGTTCGGGCGCCGGCCGCCCGACCTCGGGGCGCGCGGAGCCTCCAAAAGAAAACCAGACTCGTACGTGTAAATCTCGTCAGGCGCCGCCTTGTCGCGGAGTTTGAAAATATGCAGCATCCCATCGGCGCCGCTACGAATGCCGCAACCGCGCGATTCAACGAGCTTATAGATTGATTCAATTCGCGAATTTCCCCATTGCGTGGTGCGTGGGATAGGCGCATCCCATACGTCGTCCTCCAGTTTTACTCGCACATATTCCGCAAGCTCATTGGCCTCGGAGAGCAGAGTGGCGCCAGCGCCCGGGGAGGATGGCCACGGCCTCGGATTATCGGCAAGAATCTGCGTCAGATCCTTGCAGGAAACGTTCACTTTTTCTTTTGACACGGACCATTCCACGTTGACGAACTCGCCGAGCGGAATTTCCCAGTAATCGCCGCGCCGATTCTCGCAAAGCGCAGTCACCATGGATCGCTGCCCGAAATTGTTGAGTGCGTCAAGCGGCCATTCCGGGACCCATGACATTGGGCAAGAGTAAGACAGGGCGCCCGGGACTTGGCGGTTCGTTGAAGACCATTCGACTTTTACTTCGGAGGCGGGGATTCCCGTTTTGATGACTTCGCCGCCTCGAATGATATCGATTCTTGCGCCGATGCTGAGGCCGTCTGAAAGGGCGGCTAGCGTGGGGCCGTTTCTCATGGCATTCCCGCAATCATTTTGCAAATCTCAATGTATGTGCGTGATTTCCAGACTTTGTCGACTTCACGCCATTCGCCCCAGGTGACGCATGGGGCGGCGCCCCAGCCAGCGTGAGGGCCAACAAGCATTGGTGAGTCCTCGGGGAGCTCATGCCATTTCACGTTCCACCGAATGATGCCGTCTCCCGTGATCCTGGCGCTGTCGACCTTGTCTACGGTGATAAATCGCGATGGGAGAACGTCGGCGGGGGCGCCAGGTGTAAGAATGAGCGGTTCCCGCTTCTGCAGGATTTCCCAAACATTGTTAACGTGGGATGGGTCGTCTAGGACGAATTGGCCGCCTCCGGTGCGAGCTACTTCTAGCATCGGCCACCTGGCGATAAGTGAGTTATATCTCGAAATGGGGGAGGACCATTCTCTTTTATCCTGGGCCTCCTCCCAGATGAGCCCTGGCACGGTGCGACCGTTGAGGCCGCTTACCATGCCGCGCCACCACTCCACCTCAGGGCGAGTCAGCGTGACCGAGGAATCGCCCTGAGTGTATTTTATCGTGGTGCCCGGCACAGCATAGGCGTCTGAGAGGATCATTGTTACCGGCTCAGTCAACCTGGGGCCCTCGAGCTCGCGAATCATTTTCGCACGCCCAACGAGAGGTCGTTTGTCACGAGCCATCCCAGGAACAGCAAAAAGACGATCCCCCGCATAGACTGGTTCCTTGCCGGTGGCCATTATTGACGGCAGCCCCGTGTGTGTAGCAATCCATCCCGTAATCGGCATTATTATATGCTTTCCGTCACAATGGTTTTATCGGTTCATTCGGTCATAGTCTACTATGGCCGACGTCGCTTCCACTTGCATGCGCCCCACAAGATCATTGTCTACATCCCGAATTTCGAGCACGTCCGGGCCGAGCGCACGATTCTCCAAAAGACTGATCAGCTTATCCATTTTCTCCCACTGAGCTGACGTAAAAACAGGCTCCGGACGGCCAGTTTTATTCTCGATTGTTGAGAGACCGGGCTGCAGGAATCCACCATTGTCGTAGCGAAGATTCCCCGCAGACGGCCCGCCATAAATCGGAACCTCACGCACCGGAATGCCGAAAGTCGGCGCCTCGACCATCATCCCATTACCGGAGGCGATAGCAACGTGGTGGGCAGGATAACCCCAGAACAAAAGCGTTCCAGGAACCATGGGATTACCGGGGGACGACATTGCCTGATATCCGGCCGCCGTGAGACGCGGCACATGAACACCCATAGCATTGAGCGCCCAATAAACGAGACCAGAACAATCGAGTCCACCGCCCGGGGAGACGCCACCCCAAACATACGGCGTACCGATAGCCCGTCGCGCCGTATTCACGAGGTCTCCGGCAGCGGCACCGATTGCACCAATTCCGCCGCCAAATCCACTGACCACGGGCATGTGATCTTTAATCCAGTCACCGAGCGCGTCAATGGTTTTATCAACGCCTGCTTTCCCGGCGTCGAAGAACGGCTTCGCCCCGTCGCCGCCCCACGAATCAAGTAGCTTGTGAACCGGAGCCTTGATGACAGTCTCAACGGCTCCGATCGGATCGGAGAAGATCGAGGACACGGCATCAGCGGCGCCGGTAATCCAATTAAGGGCGGCGGACGCACCCCTTTCCACAGTTGATTTGACAGGATCCCAAATGCCGCCGGGGGCGAATGCGGCATACCCCGCATCACCGCCAGGAATACGGTCACCGTGCGCGGCGGCGCGGTTCATCGCATTCACCATTGCAGGCCCACCAACCGCTTTCACCCATTCGGGCCGCATGATTGCTTCCCCACCGGAAAGCGCAAGCCGGCCACCACCATCGGGTGACACGAAATGATAAATGTCGCGGCCCGGCGAGTATCCCGGCAGAACACCACCTGACGCGTACCCGCCAATCGTAGGAGCCTCAGGAAGACGAAGATCAAGAGAAAGCTTCTCCATCATCCCGTTAACAAGTTTCCGCAGCCCATTGTTGTAGACGGTGCCGATAACGAAGTTAACGGGCTTGGCGGCGGCTTCCTTGATTTTGTCCCACGCCGTCCTAACACCGTCCTTCATGGTGTTAGCGGCGGCCACGACCCTGTCCCAGGCGCTTGTAATTGCGGGAACAAGCGTGTTAGCAATCCAATCTTTAACGATTTGGATTTCGCCTTTCAGAATGTTCCACGCGGAGACGACCATGTTTTTCAGCCAGCTGGTCCACGAAACAACAGTATTCCAGGCGGCGCTGATCGTGGTGGCTGCGCCTTGAATTACGGCGACCCCCATAGTGACCGCAGCGATGATAGACGCGAATACGAATGCGATGATCCCGCCCAAAATTTTCGCGCCGGTAGAGATTATTTCCCAGGCCACACTAATGACGGGTGCAGCGTAGGTTTGAATCCAATTCACCACAGGCTGCATTACGGCCCAAATACCGTTCCATGTCGCCGATAGGGAACCCCACATAATAGACGCCGTGTCTTTAATGGCATTAAAGGCTCCGACCACCCACGGCCACGCAATATTGTAAATCCAATCAACGACGGGCTGAATTGTGGCCCAAATACCATTCCACGCCGCCGATATGGTGCCCCAAAGGGCGGAGGCGGTGTCTTTGATTGTGTTGAATGTGTCGACGACCCAGGGCCATGCCGTGTAATAAATCCATTCGACTACTGGCTGCATTGCAGCTTGAATAGAGGTCCATGCGGCCTGAACCGTACCCCAAAGATTAGAGGCCGCATCCTTGATTGTGTTGAACGTATCAACGACCCAGGGCCACGCCGTATAGTAAATCCATTCAACGACCGGTTGCATAGCTGTCTGAATTGCGGCCCACGCATTCTGAATATCGCCCCACATGTTAGTGGCCGTATCCTTAATCGCATTGAACGCGCCAACGACCCAAGGCCAAACCGTATTGTAAATCCAATCCGCAACGGGCTGAATTGCGGTTTGAATGGCGGTCCATGCGATCTGAATATCGGACCACATCGTACTGGCGGTGTCTTTAATTGCGTTGAACGCGCCGACTACCATGGGCCAAATGTCATTGTAGATTTGTGTGGCGACGGGCATGATTGCCGCCCAAATAGCGTCCCACGCCCACTGAATCGTGGACCAGAGTGCGCTCACACCCCAGCTGATAGCATCCCATGCCGTGGTGAGGTACAGGGCAGCAACGTTGACGATCCAGTCGACGACAGGCCGGATTATGTCACTGATCCCCTGCCATGCTGCGACCATCCCGTTCCAGACGATCATTGCGCCCGCAGAAATGCCATCCCAAGCGGCCTGAAGATTGGGCCAGGCAGTGTTTACAATCCAATCGACGACGGCCTGAATAACAGGCTGTATCCCTTGCCAGACGCCGACGATGCCGTTCCATACCCATTGAGCACCGGCGACGATCCCATCCCAGGCCGCCTGAAGTGCGGGCCACGCTGTACCGACGATCCAATCAATAACCGCCTGAATAACAGGCTGCATTCCCTGCCAGACGGATACCATGACGCCCCACATCCACTGGGCGCCCGCCACAATCCCGTCCCAAGCGACCTGCATAAGAGGCCATACATTAGCGGCGAACCAATCGGCCACAGCCCCAGCGGACGTTTTGATCGCTTCCCAACAAGAAATGACGACGTTGCGGAATGTTTCGGAGCTCTGCCATGCCACAATAATTGCCGCAACCAATGCTGCGATAGCGATCACAACAAGGCCGATCGGGTTAGCGTCCATCGCAGCGTTGAATGCCCACTGCGCCGCGGTCGAGGCGATTGTTGCTGTCTTGTGGAGGACCATCATTGCCGTGGCCCTACCCCACGCAACCGCCTGCATCGTGATCTGTGTCGTTGCTCTTGCAATATTCGACAGGAATTCGCCGGCGTACATGAGGTTGAGCTGCGCAGTCTCAACTACGTCCTTGACCTTCGCCACAGTCATCGCGTTAATGGCCGTGGTAACACGCCCCGCGACACCGGCTACGCCCTCCATGTCATTCAACCATTGCTGCATTGAGGACATGACCATGACGGCTTTCCATGCCGTAAACGCGGCCGCAATGCTGTAAACCGCCACCTTGCTATTGAGAATGGCGACGGTGAGATTCTCCATGAATTGGACAAGGGTGCTGTTCGCGATGGTGCTGAGAGCAGTAGCAATACCGGGGACGAGTGTCCCTACAATGAATTTGCCAAGCTCGACGAAACTGTTGCGCACGTTGGTGATGTATGAAATAATTCCGGAGTCTTTGTCGAATCCGAAAATCGTCCCCGTGAAATCGCCGGACAGAAGTAGATCTTTAAGATTCTTCAGCGATGGGACGAGTGTTTTGTTGATCCATTCCCCGGCTGCGGCGGCAGCGTCACGCATGCGGAAAAGAAAATCAACGAAGCTTGAATCTTCTTCGAACGAGAAGATCGGGCCGGTGAAGTCGCCCTTGCGGATAACGTTGAAAGCATTCGTAATACTGGGAATGAACGAATTACTCACCCAGTTGAATACTTTTTCGAACCCTTTGCTCATGGCGTCGAGGGATGCGGTGATCCATGGGAGTGCTTTTTCGGCGATTTCCTGCGCCCCGGTCACGAGGGTTGCTTTGAAATTCCCCCAAGCACCTTCCAGGGTTTTGGTGGATGTGGCGGCTTCAATGGCTACGTCCTCCATGCCGAGGTCGAGGATTGCTTGGTTGAATTCCTCGGCGGTGATTTCGCCTTTTTCCATGGCTTCCCGGAAATTGCCGGTGTAGGCGCCATTCTTTTTCATGGCTTCCTGCAATTTACCGGACGCGCCGGGAATGGCGTCGGAAAGTTGGTTCCAGTTCTCGGTGGTGAGTTTTCCGGCGCCCGCGGTCTGCGTCATAACGAGGCCGACTGTTTTGAACGTCTGCGCATTCCCGCCCGCAACAGCGTTCAAGTTACCTGCGGCCTCGGCGAGCTTATCGTAGCCTTTTACTCCGTTGGATGCAAGCTGCGCAGTAATGGACTGAATATCGTCAAGCTCGTAAATTGTGCGGTCTGCGTAGGAGCGTGTGCTTTTTGTGAGCGCGTTGATTTCGTCCGCGCTTTTACCGGCGAATGCGAGCGTCTGCTTGAATTTGATTGTGGCGTCGGCAGCGTTGAATGCTTCTTTTGCGACGCCGCCGAATGCGACTGCAATGCCGCCGATTGCGAGCCCTCCGAGCGCGGCGCCGGCGACTTTCGCCACCGATTTGAATGCACCACCCAGGCCGGATGTGATCTTTCTTTCGGCCGGCCCGGTGTCGACATTACCGATTTCATTATTGATATTTCGGGCGAGGCCTCGCACGGACGGGCTGATCTGAATCCATGCGGTCCCGAGATCATATCCGGCCATTGATACCTCTCCGAAATCATGTGTAGCGAAAATGGTTCACGCCAAGCAAACCGTTTTTCGTGTTCGTCTTGGCGTGAACCATTTTACACTATCCGATAGAAATGCGGCTTATTTGCCGTATCGGGCAAGCCATTTCTCACCCTTAGCCTTCTGCGCCTTAGCGTGCTTGCTTGACACCTTGACATTACCGGTTTCCCGGTATCCTTCGGCCGGCGGTTTCGGCGCCTCTGGCCATTTATCTTTCTTGACACCATTGACGGCGAGTAGCGTGGTCTGAATGTTGTATGCTGACATTATTGTGGCAGCTACTTCGTCGGACCAGTATCTGTCTCCGCCTCGCGCCCTGTCAAATGTTGACCCAGGCGGCAGGCCGCCGATGAGCGCCATTACCCGCCGCGGGGTTATTCTACCTCGATACAGATCGAGAAGATCGGTATTGTAGTATCGTTGCAGGTCGGCTTCTATCTCCCACCCATACTCGCGGAGTAGTGGTGGGAGAATAGTCAGTTTCCCGCGCCCACCTCGGACACGATTGACTGCATAAAGTCGGTCACCGTGTCGATCGGAACACGACCGTTCTCGTCCTCCAACGCAGAGTAGACCTCGTCCTTGTGGTCGCCTACAATGAGGCGGAAAAGCGGGAACGGATTGCCGGCGTCGAGGGCCTCGAATGCGCGGAAGTCCTCCAGCGCCTCCGGAGGAATATCAAATTCGATTCCCTTGTAGTCCACGTGGATGGGGTCGCGCGTGGCCTCAGCCTTGGCCAACCTGTCAGCCGGAACCTTGGCGCCGGTCGACTTTGCCTTGCTCTTCGTGGTCTTGTCAGACATAATGGGTTGTCCTCAAAATTGTTTTACTAAGTGGGTGGGTTGTGTTTGTTTTGGATCTTCCCCGCTATTCCGCGACAACCCATCCGAAACGCGAAATAGCGGGGAAGCATCATTTGTCAGGCCGGGAACAGCGCCTTGTGGTCGGAGTAAATAATGTAGTCGCCCAGCACGGAAAGATTGTACTCGTAGCCGGTGATCTCAGCCTGCTGGAAAGTGATCTCGCCACGCTCACCGAGCTCCAGACGCGGGAAAACAATACGAATCTGCGCACCCACGCCAGAAACGTCGAAGAAATCGGCGACACCGCAGAGAAGCTTGACCTTACGGGAAGACTTTGCGGTGATCTTCACGCCCTTGGTGGCGCCGCCGTCCTCAACCTTCTCACTAGTCGCGTCAAGATACCATGAGAGCGGGGCGAGCATGGTCTCCAGGAGAGTGGCACTGAAAGTCGTCTCCGAGGAGTCGAGGAATGTCTTTACGACGCCATGGCCTTGGTGACCCTTAATCTTGGTGACGGAGTCGTCGGAGGTGAGTTTGAATCCGTCCTCACTAATCCACCCAACGTTGGTGAGACCGGTCACGCCGGAGAGGTCCTGGGTGAGTGACGTGACCTTCTCACCGAACTTCTCGACGTAATCGCCCAGCCAGAGCGCGTCATTGTCGGACGAGAAAATGAGTGCATTGTCAGCGTTAACAGCCATTATTTTGTTTCACCTGTGTGCTGTAATTGTTAATGTTGCAGTCGCCCTCGCCTGAGACGTGTCCGGATCGGGCATTTCTATCGGATAGGATGATTGTACCATCACTATACCATTCCGATAGTTCGGCATAGTGTGCGCCACATTCACGGCCTCGCACGCAATCTTCATCGCCTCACCCGACGACTGCGCATAAGCGTCAATCGTCTCCAGCGCGGTGCAGAGCGCTTTCTGCGTGACACCTGTACCCCCTGTGGAGAGAACTCGAATAAACGCGGCGGGACGATCCGGACTTTCGGGCCTGCGGGCCACAATCGGCACGCTCATGTATGCGGACAGGAAATCCATGAGACGTTTCTTGATGTCCGGCACCACGGGGGCACGATCATATGTTGGGCTCATTTCCCGCCACCCATTGTGAGGCCGATCGCACGCTCCAACGTATGCTCCCTCATTTGCTTACGCATTGCAGCGATGGTGCGCGCCCTAACATATCCGCGAGTTCGATTTCCATGCGTCGTCTCACCCTCGAACCCGCGCCCGGCAGCGTTGGCTACGCGCCCCGTCTCAAGCGCAACCGTCCGAGCTACGTCAGGACCACGCAGAAGATCGGCGACACCATCACGGTTGAGCTGGAATTTTACTTTCGGCATTATTCGCTCACTTTGTCTTCGTTGGCGCGAATCTGCACAACCATCCCCTTAGGGTAGGGGGAAGGGCGACCCTCGACACGGTACTCTATGCCGTCCACGATAAGATGATCTTCTGCGGTCACGTCGATTGTGGTATTCCGCCAATAAAGGGCGGCGGGCACGGTGACGGGCATCGCCCCAGCACTGATCGGCTCAGTAGCCGTAGCCGGCGCAAACACCGCCGGCGGCAAAGCAACATTCTCCCACTGCCCCGGCACGGGGTTACCGTACTGGTCTTTCGACGCCGGGCCTCGCCTACGCCGCGTGACAGGCACATACCCTGAAAGCATTACTGCTCCTGCCCGCTAATCGCATTAATATCTTCGATCAGCTGATCAGTAGCGGATCGCACATCATAATCCTGCAGGAGGTCGACCTCGAATGCACCGCCAGAGCCTCCGAGAGCATCCTTTTCCTCGCGTTTCAGGTAGAGGCCGCCTTCAGGATTCTGATACGTAAACTGATCACTAAACGGGCCGGTCGTGTGCGATTCCGATGCGATGATCCCGTGGGGCTCGGAGTAGATTCCTCCGCCACTGTCTGTGACACCGCCGATAGCATCTCCGCCCTGCATTGCGCGACGCACCACAGCACACGCTACACGCTTCCGTGTGCGAGGCGTGGCGGATTCCCAGCGGGGGCATTTCGACACGATGAGATCGGTTGCGTCAGCGAGGAGTACGTCGGCGCGAATACGCTCATTGTCCGAGAGTGCCCGCCATCTGGCCTCCAGGTCTTCGACCGTGGCGAACGGGATAATATCGTCCGGAATCACTTGGCAGTCTTTCTGGGGCGGCCTCGTCCCCGACGAGGGGCAGGTGCCGGCGAGGCAGTACGAGAGGAGGAGGAAGAGGAGGCGTGCTCGTCTGCCTCGCCGGCGTCATCATTTCCGGGGGTGATTTCGGCGTATTCATCTCCGAGCATCACATTGTGGTCGTCTGCGAGATGGATCACGATGTCGTGGTCTCGGTGCTTGTAGGATCGCATTTCCGGAATCGCCCCTGGAAAAAGTTTTGTTTAGATGGGTTGTGTTTTGTTTATGACAATTTTATCAGGCGCCGGCCTTGGTCTTGATTGTCGCGAACTTGTCCGGGAAAACATACCAGGCGTACAGAATCTCGAGACGCAGGGCGATCTGGTTCCGCCGTTTCAGGTCGCCCTGGCCGTCCGGGTCGCCGAAACGGATAATCTCAAGCGGCAGAGACCTCTGAATTCCCCAGCGAATGCCGTCGACGAAGTCGCCGACAATGCCCTCGACATTGGTGGCGGCGGTCGCCTCGGGCTTGCCAGCAACGGTGTTTCCGGCGGCAGCGGGAAGCCCCATGAAGTTGTCAATGTCGACGCCGAGGCCGATCTGCGGGTAACGCGGCGTGCCCGAGGGGGAACCGTCGGCATTCTTGGTCTGGAGGCTTCCGAGCGCCCAAACGGCGGACGGGGCAAGCGCGAGGCCGGTCGGCGTGATAGGCGCGGCGTTGTCGTTAATGAGGAGTCCGGCGGCCTGACGGATCGCCTGGTCCATTTCCGTAGTGCCGATCTCGACGTTCTTGGTGGTGGAGGTCAGGTAGTTGGTCCACGCGTCGATAACAGCGCCGGTCAGCGGGTTAACACGGTGGTAAAGGCCGAGGTCGAGGGCACGAGAAAGCGCCTCACTGCCCTTCTGGGCGAGCTGGTTGAGGACGTCCAGCTGATAGTCCTCGTCGGCCCACTGGACCTCCTCGTTGAATCGCATAGTGACCTGGGCCTTGTGCGGCTTAGCGGTCACGTAACCGAATTCACCGGAGGTGGGTGCCTTCTCAGCGCCTTCGTCAACGAACTCGGCGCGCGGGAAGTTATCGAAAGTGATAATGTCCACGTCGCCGAAGGTCATGGGAATTCCACCGTTGAGCTTGGCGACGGTGGAGAGGGTCTGGGTGCGAGTGATGATCCCGTCGGCGATCTGCCGAGGCATGAGGGCCTTTGCCTTGCCTGAGTCAAACACGGCCATTTTTGTTGGTTTCCGTTTCTTTCTAGTGTTTTACTTTTAGAATAGCGGCTAGTGTGTTTTAGTCGCCGGCGAAAACGTTTCGAGCGAATTCCGCAAGATTCCCGCCGTCATTGTCGGGCGTGGCTCCAGCCTGCGGCACCACGGGGGCAACGGACGGCTTAGCGTCGTGGAGTGCTTTGGCGATTGCGGCAGCGTGAGCGTTGATTTCGTCCTCGGTTGTTCCTCGGATCAAATCTGCGCTGATGCCGTGTTCTGCGGCCGCGTTGGCGGACCATTCCCTGACTTTGGCGGCGGTTTCGAAGTCTGCAACCTTGGCTTTTAGGGCTTCGATTGTGGCGTCTTTGTCGCCGATTGCTTTGGCGAGTTCGTCTCGTTCGTTGGCGGCGCGCCTGTTCTCTTTGGCGCGGTTCTCCCATTTCCGGGACTCGCTCTTCCAGTCGATTTCAGGCTTACTAGCAGTATTGTCCTCGTTCGTGGGGGCGCTGTCGTCGTTAGTGGCGCTGTTGTCGGCTGGCGTGTCGCTTGCGGCGTTGTCGCTCATTGGGCGTTTCCTATATTTTGACCGTGCGGTTATTGTAGTGTTTCAGGCAACTATATTTTGGGCTTTGCAGCCTTCCTTCAGTGGCCTTTGTTTATGTATTGTAGCACAATCATTCGATTGGCTTTGTGCGCCATTCTGCGAGCTCTTCCTGGTGTGTGTCTATCCACGATGAGACGAGTTCGCGGTGGCGTTTGCGACCTTTGTCGGTTTTGTGTCTGGCTGCGAGCGCGTATGCTTTTGCCGGCACTTCCCGTGTCGTTGGGTCCCATGCGGGGACTGCGACGCATTTGCAATTGTCGTGTGCCCCGAATGATGCGGTGCCTTGTGACCGGTAGTAGCATTCGTTCATTGTGAGCATGACGCAGAAATTGCAGGCTTGTGGATTGCGTATTCGTCTTTCCCAGCCCATTGCTTCTGGGTCGGCCCATGTCATGTCTGCGATTTGTGAGCGGGCGCCGTCGCTGACGTATCGGATGAGTGCCCCGGTCAGATAGGATAGGGCGATGTCGGGGTTTCCGGCGTATAGTGCGCCCGCGCTGAATCTTACACTGTCGTCTATTTCGCCTTGTGGTGTGAGTGGTGTTTGTACTGTGGGGGCGTCGCCGGGGATGTCTTGGTCTAGGCGCATGTCGCGGTACCATTCGTCGGCGATTGCGGCGGCCGCATTGCCGTATTGGTCGACGAGGGCGGGCATGATTTCGAGTAGAAGGTCGCGTGCGTCCTGGGGCCTTTGTCGTGCGGCGTGCGCCCAGAGTGTGTGTAGATCATTTTGGGCGAGTGTGGTGAGTGAGTCTATTGCTCGCCCGTATGCCCCGATTTCTGCAGTTGATAGCATGGTAGGTTAGTTTATTGAGGTTTTGGTTCCGCCGGGCAGTTTAATGTTGCGCTTAACCCGGTTCCTTGTGTTCATTGGGTTATTAGCGTTCAGGTTATTGCTGCTACCGTTACTGTCGCTGTTATTGGCGGCATTATTGGCATTGTCACTACTGTCGTCGCCGCCATTGTTGGCTGCGTCGCTACTCTCGGTGTTCTCACTATTCTCGTCCACAGCGTTCTCGTTGTTCGTGGCTGCGAGAGCTCGATTGAGTAGAGATACCGCATTCTTTTTGCGATTCTCAGCGTTGATATCTGCGAGATCATCCTCGGTGAGTCCAGCACGCCGCATGAGAGTCTGGGATTCCTGCAGTGACGGGAACGCGGACACCATTTTGACCGCGAAATCGGCGGCAGACGACGGTGAGGAATAGCGGGCTGGGGTCCACTTCACCGAGGTCTTCCACGACTCGGCGGGAGGCTCGTCTAGCTTGTCTCTGACCATAATAATGTTCTGCAGCGTGCGTCGCAATGGTGCGGTGAAAATGCGCCACTGATACTCGGCCTCATCCGCGAGCGCCGCCTCGGCCGCCTGCATCGCCTCAGCCGAGGCGGGGTTCTCCGCGAATACCCCGATCGCGGACTGAGGCAGATTTGTGGCCGCACACAAATTCTGCGCCAACTGACGGTACATTTCCAGGTGAGGGCTCATTGTCATTTGTGAGAATTGCCCAACACTGGGAATGTCGCCGTTCTCGTTCGGCTCCAGCACTTGGACGCGGGCCATGATTGCTGACCATCTGTCTTGGCCGGCGAAGTCTGCTCTTTCCGCGCCGAGTACGTAGCGTTGTGGTGAGGAGAAGAATTCGGCGGAGGTTTCTGCGCGGACCATTGTCCTCACTGCCGCGTCCGTGAGGTATCTTACTTCACGTGTGATTCGTGAGTGCCCCAAAGGGCGGTTCAGTTGTGGGTCGTAGCAGAGTGCTTCGACGAAAATGCGGTTGGGGGTGTCTCCGAGTTTTTCGGCCTTCCATCCGCCACCGCTTTCTCGGGCGTCGATTCGCCAAATGGCGGTGGGGGTGTGCATGATGGCGCCGGCCGGCTGCCCGTACTTGTCGGTCTGATCGATTGTGAGGGCGGCTTCGATTATGCGACGTCTAGTGTCCCATAGTGCGGCGGACCATTCTGCGTCACGGGCCTGCACGACGACAGGCGGCTCACCGGTAGTCTCGTCCCCGCGCGTCACTGTGAGCAGCGAGAAAGAATGTTTATAGGCGGACGTTATTGCCTGCGCGAGATCGAGGTTGTAGTTGTTGGCGGAGAGTATTTCGTTTGCTTCGAAAGCGTCGGGCGCCCCGTTCAGGGAGTAGCCCTCGAATACATGCCGTCTGGCGAGCATGGTGACGACTTTCTGAGGCCACCCCAATGCTGCCTTGGTGCGCGTCATTTGCGGCGGAATACTGATGCCCAAATCCTGGAAAGCGCGGTGGCCGTCGTAGTAGACAGACAGCAGTTTGTTTTTGTTTGAGTGCTGCTGCCATTTCTGCCACAGCTGCAGAAATGTTGCCTTGTCGTCGTCGGGGAGTCCGGAAATGCGTGTGGGTGCCGGCGTAGCATTAACGAGTCGCCCGTCGTCAGGATAAATTTCAGTCATAGGAACAATACTCCGCCGCCACGTCCAGTATTACTATTGGCGTTTTCGATTTTATCATAAGGCTTGTAACGGGGGCGTCTTTTTGTTGTGCGTGCGGCCCACATTGCGAGCGTGCATGCTTCTAGGCCGGCTACTGTGGCGCCTGGCGGCGCTTGTAGCGCCCATCCTCCGGACGTTCCGATTGGGCGCGGCGTCGCGGACGCGGCCTCGGTCCTCAGTTGCATGTCGTCTAGGTGTGTGATTGTGTTTTCGCGTAGTGAGGCGTCTAGCATGCTGTAGGCATCTATGATTTGCGTGATCGTGGGCGTGATGATGACTTGGGGGCGTACTCCTATGGCTCTCAGTCTTTCGATTGTGTCTCCGGCACCGTATTTTCCGTCTACGATGATTTGTGCCCATCTGTCTTTTGTGTCCGCAATGTAATCAATGATCCATTGTGTGCCTTCGTTCATGCGGCGTACGCCTTGGTGTGTGCATAGTTCGACGTGTGTGGGCGTGTTGGTCTTGTGGCCTGCTCGGGCTAGGGCGCATGTTGATCCGTCTGGTGCGAATCTGATTGCGGCGCACCATCGCATACCATTGGGAGTGTTTTCGGGCCGTATTGTGGCGGTGTTCCAGGCGGCGGGGTCGATTGCGAGCCTGTCGTTGGCGCGGTCCCATATTCCGAGGCCTTCACGGCGGAATGATTCTTCTCCGAGTTGTCTGCGCATTCTTAGAATGGCGGATTCGGGTGTGCGGCGCGGGTATGATGGGTTTGCTTTTTCCCATTGTTTCTTGTCGTCGCTGTTAGCATTGTAGTCGGCGGCCAACTCCAAATAGAGGCCGTCTTTTATTTCGCCTTGTAGGGCGAGGTTGCGGAATTCGCTGAACGTTTCGGACGGGTCTTTTGGTTTTGGTGGTGTTCCGATTTTGATGATGAGCGGGTCCGGGGCGGTGTTTGTGGCGGGGATCATGTCGTCTAGTGCGGCGGCGCCGAGGATTTGGGCTTCGTCGAAGAGGATCATGTCTACGCCGTGGAATCCTCGGCCGAATCCGCCTTCACGGGCTCCGAATAGGATTCGTGATCCGTTGTTGAAGAGGATGGCTTGCTGCCCGTTTGCTTGCCGTATTTTATTCACGTACGGGGCGATGGCGGGGATTTGCGCCATTCCTTTCATGTCGTTGAATGTTTCGTCTGCGGTGCGTGTTCTGTGTGCGGTCCAGAGGACGAAATAGTTGGGGTGGATGGTGGCGAGTGCGAATGTGAGGCCGCCGATTGTGTATGTTTTGCCGACCTGTCGTGGGATGGATGCTTGGATTCCGTCGATGCTGGCGGCGTAGTGGCCGTCTTTTCTTTTTGCGAGGATTGCTTTGAGCCAGTCTTGCTGCCATGTGTCGAGGGGGTATTGCATTTCTTGGAGGCGGCGTTGGACTGGCGGCCACGCGGTGTGTGTGATGTTTTCTGGGAGGGTGAGGTGGGCGGCGATTTCGGATAGGTGTTTTTCGCTCATTTTTAGATGCCGTCCCAGGTTTGTGTTTCGTCCGGATTGTCGGTGGTGTGTGTTTGTGTGTTTTTGTTTTGTGTGGTGGCTAGTTGGTCTGTGATTTGTATGAGTTGTGCGGTGAGTTTTGTGAGTGCTGTGTCGCCTGTTCTTGGGTCGTCTATGACGGTGGCGATTTTGTGTGCGAGTGCTTGGCGGATGAGTGTTGGGTTGTTGGTGTTTATGGCGTCTGTGAGGGGGGTGGGGCTGTTGGGTTCGTATATGGTGATTGTGGTGTTTGTGTGGGTTGTCATGTTCCTTATTATATGCTGTGATGTGCGTCATGTCTGACTGTGTTTCCGGCGAGGTTATCCACAGGGTTTCCCACAGGGTGTCTGAGTTATCCACAAGGTTTCCCACAGGGTACCCCTCAATAGGAGAGTTTTCCACAGGGTTTTCCACAGGTTTGAGGGTTTTCCACATGACGGCGGCCACATTGTGCTCTGGGTTACTGGAGTTATCCACAGGGTTTTCCACAAGCGGGGAGGGACGGGTAGACCTTCGGGGTGTTCGCGGCTGGATGGGGGAGGGGGAGTGGCCCCCATCGCATAATTTGTGTGGTGTGCGTCTCGTTTTTGTGTGTTCCCTGTCTTGTTTTGTGATGTGGGTCCTACTTTAAGGGATCCCTTACGGTATTGGGGCCCCCTTTCGTTCGTCTCGTTTTGTTGCCATGGTTTTTTTGAACGCCATTGTTTGTTCACGCTTTGAATGTTTTTGCATGTTTTTGTAACATTTCTTTTGTTTTTATGCTTTTTTGTGCGTTTGTGCGTTTGTGCGTTGTGCTTGCCTTGTGGCATGCGTTGGCATCGTGCATGGTGCATGGTATTGGTATGCATGTCATGCATCACATCGTCATCGTGTGTTCATCGTTATGTTGATCATGTTGATCATTGATCATCATTGATCATCATCATGTTCATCGTTCGTTGTTCATTGTTCAATCATTGAACGTTGATTGTTGATCATCGTTGATCATTGTTGTTCGTTGGTTGTGTGAACGTGAACAGTGTGAGAGTGGTGAGTGGATGGTGTCCATCCTCGTTGGTGTGTGCTATTGTTGAATGGCGGTGGGGTGAGTGGTGGTCTACCTAGCCCAGTGTGTGTGGCTGTGCCATGCTCATCCCAGTACAGTACTGATGAGTACTGCAGTCATGTCACGCACTGTTCTTTGCTGGGTGTGTAGTGTAGTGCGGTGCGTGTGCGTCTGTGCTGTTCGTGTGGTGGGGTATCTTCCGATCACTCCCCCTTGTCGTGGTGGAGGGGGTGGCTATCATGGGTGGTGGGGTGTGTGTTGTGGTGGTGGGTGGCATGGTAAGTGAAGGGCGGGTATTGTGGCGTTGACCCCCTCGTTGTGTGTTGGTGTCCCCTCCTGTTGGTATCGGCATCCCCCGTCTCGTTTGCTCGGTAGCCCTTGTTGAATGGCGGGGTGTGTGTTGTGATGCCCCTGTGTTCGGATTGGGTCCTCCTCTTGCTTTGTCTTGTTCTCCCTTGTGTTGTGGGTGGGGAAGTGTGGTGGTGGTGTGTGGTGTGAATAGGGATGGGGCTGCTTCGTGTGGAACTGTGTCCCA